ACTACCTAAGTTTTATTCTAAATACGCTAATAGAATCTACAATGAAAAATACGGAAAATAAATACTGGTACGCAGAGAAGAACTCTGATGCCTACACACACATCTTAACAGTAGATGTTTACAACCGATGGGATGACGAACACATCGCCACAATAGATTTAATGTATCACTATAACCCAATTAACGACAATGAAAGCTGGACAGTTGAAACCGCAGAATGGAGCAAAGAACTTACAATCTCAGAAGCTGAAGATGTTATCGCAGAACTTACTCACGGATCATCAGACCATTTCCACGAGTTTGCCTATCAATGCTACCACTTTAACCCACACGAAGAAGGCACTTGGTTTGTTTAGAGACTATCAATTAAACCGATACTGGGATAACTTTAACTTTGATTTATTTAACCGAATTTGTGAAATTAAAATGCAAGAGATATGAGTAAAGAATTAGCAAGAGATATTCTATGGAATTTCTGCAAAGAGAAAACAAAAGACGGAAAAGACCTACCAATTTATGATGAAGTAGTGACTACGACATATGAAAACAATGTGCTTGCTACTTGGACATTCAGAGGGTTGTTAAAATTTATTTACGAATTAGAAGATAAAATATGAGATTTAAACTAACATACCAAGTAGGACTTGCAGTAGTCCAAGAGTGGATATTCACTTCAAAGAGTTTAGCCTATTGGAAAAAGATGGACTTACTCGAATCAGGTAGGTTTAATGATGGAAAATTTAAAGTAACACCACAATGAACATAGACCAAGTAAAAGAATACATTGAGGCAGAAGGCTTAAATGGGCGCAGCAGAGAGCAGTTCTACGTCTTCAGAAGGCATTACCTTTGTTGGGCATTGTATCGCTCACAGGAGCTAACTTTAGGAGAGGTAGGTAAGCTATTGAACCGAGACCATTCAACCGTGTTGCATTCGATACGTAAACACGAAGAGCTAAAGACCGATAGATTGTATCAGAAGATGACTGAAAGTTGCGTACAACTAATGGCAGAGCCTTTGACGTTTACGAGACAAAGACGAAATATCTTTGAGGACATAAATAAAGCTACTAACTTAGAAAAGCTACGTAGAATTAGACGTTGGTTAAACGAAGGAAGATATGATCATCAAAAAAGTTTTCAACAAGAGCAACCTATTTAGATAAATAACGTTATGTTTGTACAGGATTCCTTCGACATTATAAATCCTAAAGGTATTATTACCCTTGTTTCAGAAGTAGAGGTCGAAGGCTACTGACGAAATGAGGGTTTTTTTTTACATAAACATTGCAATGGCAAAAGACAAAAAATCGTTTATCCTTTACGTTGACCAAAAGGACTTATGGAATAAATTACCTGATGAGATTGCAGGTAAGTTAATTAAACACATTTACTCATACGTTAGCGATGAAAATCCCAAGAGCGATGATTTGATTGTAGAGATAGCTTTTGAACCAATAAAACAACAGTTGAAACGTGACTTAAAACTATTTGAAGAAAAGCGAGTAAAACGAAGTGAGGCAGGTTTAGCAGGAGCTACCAAACGCTGGAAAGAGATGCCAAACGATGCGAATGAATGGCAAACGATAGCAAACGATAGCAAACGCATAAATGGTATAGCAAAAATAGCTGATAATGTTAATGTTAATGATAATAATATATATAGGAGCTTCGCTCACTTGTCTATAACAAACGCAGATGTAGAAAAACTTTTAAACAAGTATTCTATTGACGATATTGATGAGGTGTTAGATTCTATTGAAAATTTTAAAGGGAATAAGAAATATACTTCCTTATATTTGACCGCAAGTAAATGGCTCTCTAAAAACAAAAAGACTACCGAAGTTGCAGAGCCTAAAGAATTATTGTTAGCACGTAAATTAGGATTATGTTAAGTAAACAAGGAGACTCGCTTCAGTACCTACTGGATGTAAGAGATGGTAAAATAAAGCAAGGTCTTGGACTTGACTGCTTCCTTGATCAGCATCTACGCTTTAAACCTAAGCAACTAAATATCATTTTAGGACACGACAATGTCGGTAAGACATTTTGGATCAACTGGTATTTTTTAGCTTTGGCACTAAAACACGGACTAACATTTTGTATATGGTCAGGCGAAAATCAGAAAGGTCAAATACTTAGGGATATGATTCAAATGTACAGGGGTAAGCACTTCAGCAAACTCAGTCATTCACAAATCAGCGGAGACCTTGCATTTTTAGAGCAGTCATTCGTGTTTATAGATAACACTAAACTTTACAAACCCGATGAGGTGTTAGAGCTATTTAAACAAAGCGGAGCAAATGTAGGATTGATAGACCCTTTTACTGGACTTGACCGAGAGATGAGCTTTTCAGGTAATTACGAATTTATGAACCGAGCAAGGCAGTTTGTAAATCAAACAGGAATGACAATCTACATAAACACGCATCCAAACTCTGAAAGTGGCAGAAGCGCAAACCTATATCAAGATGGAGAATGGAAAGGTCATTTAAAGCCGCCATTGAAAGACCACATTGAAGGAGGTAAAGCATTTTTAAATCGCTGCGATGATATGTTTGTTATTCACAGGCTAATTAAACACGAAACAATGAAGTTCATAACTTGGGTAGGTGTTGAGAAAGTAAAGGATACTGAGACAGGAGGTAAACATACGGCACTAAACGAGCCAGTGTATTGTAATTTTAACTCAGGCATCGGCTTTCAAATAAACGGAGTAGATCCTTTAGAACCTCATCGACCTAAAGAAGTACAAAAGCACATTGACGAGTTAATGAACACATCAGAAAAACTCCGTAGATTAGCAAATCAAAACCCTTTCTAATGGACATCGGACTACAAAAAATTAAAATAGGAGTCAACCTTTGGACTATAAAAAAACGAATCCAAAATGCAAGAGAGAACATTTTAAAAACAAGACCTGAGGCTATCGAATATATTAAAGGAGCAGAGCAAAGCGAGGAGGAGTTATTAGAAGCCATAGCGTTCTTGACTAACCTTTACGAACACGCAGTCAGTTTGAGCCGAGAGAATACGATTTTAGCCAATAGAAATATGGAGCTGAGTAGACAAAAACACGAACTTGAAAACCAAATAAAGTATAACCAAATAGAAAACCAATTATGAAAAGAGAAAAGAAACTGATTGCCTTAGCAGCATTCCTACCAGTATTAGCAGACTTTATTGAAGACCTTAACGACCAATCCGTGTTTCGTCAAGGACTAAAAAACAAAGCCAATATGTTAGCTGATGAAATTCAAAAGACTGACCGATTAGTTTTACGAATAGACGAACAACACGCAGAGCAAGTATTTAATGAGCAGGTAGACTTACAAAGAGCATTTAGAGTTTGGATTGATGAAAGCATTAAAATTTAGTATATTTGTATTGTAGAGTTACGGCTACATTGAAAACATTTTAAGTCCTTAGCGTGAGTAGAGTCCGTAACCTCGAAAGCGTTAAGGCTTTTTTATTTTATGGAAATATGGAAAGATGTGCCAACGTATGAAGGTGAATATCAAGTTAGTAATACTGGCAAAGTAAGGTCATTAAAAACTGATAAAATACTTAAACAATCATTGAGTAGTAATTATTGGGGTGTTACATTATCTAAAAATGGAATGATTAAAGGAAAACGAGTACATCAATTAATGGCTATGGCTTTTTTAAATCACAAACCAAATGGATATAATCTTGTAGTTGACCACATTGATGGGGATAAGTTAAATAATAATTTAAGTAATTTGCAGATTATTACTCATCGTCAAAACATCAGTAAAAGAAAAGATGCAAATAAATATACTGGTGTGTGTTGGCATAAAAGGAAAAAGAAATTTGTTGCAAGTATTCAATTAAATAAAAAGTTATATCATTTAGGTGAATTTAACAATGAATACGACGCACATTTAGCATATCAATCTAAACTTAAAGAATATGCCGAGATGTCGTAATTGTAAAGAAAAGTTTGAACCCGTTAGGTTTAATGCAAAATACTGCCTAAAAGACGAATGTATTAAAGCCTTTGTAGCAGAGACAAAAGAGAAGACTTGGAAGCAGACTAAAACACGAATGAAAGCAGATTTAGAGACGGTTCAAGACCTTGTTAAGGCAGCTCAAATAGTCTTTAACAAGTTTATCAGGATGCGAGACAAAGACGAACTCTGCATATCTTGTAAGCAAGTACCTAAGAAGGTCAACGCAGGGCATTTCTACAACGCTAACAATCATTGGAATGTGCGTTTTGATGAGGACAATGTACACTTACAATGTGAAAGGTGCAATAGCTACTTATCAGGCAACCTCATTGAGTACCGTCAACACCTACTAACAAAGATTGGATCGGAGAGATTTAATCAACTGGAAGCAAAAGCAAGGGTAACACGAAAATTTACCAAAGACGAACTAAAACAAATAATTAAAACCTACAAACAAAAGATAAAAGATGCAGGAAAGTGACTTATTTAAATTTTTGAAAAAAGTCATACCTGATTTAAAGAAGTCAGAAGACCAGTTTAGTAGATGGGATTGCGTAAGTCACAAGTTTGCATACCGAATAGAGCTTAAATGCAGAAAGACTCACTACGATAAATTAATGTTGGAGCGTGACAAGTATTTCGCATTGATTTTATCTTACGTTGAAACTGGTTACAAACCTTTGTACATTAACTCAACACCACAGGGAGTATATGTTTTTGATTTAAGTGAATTAAATCCTGAATGGACTACTGATACACGGATGCCAAAGACAACGGATTTTGACAATAACAATAGAGTTGAGAAGACTTACACAATGCTTGAAATAAAAAATGCTAAAAAAATAAACTAAATTGATATTTGTATCTAAATAATCTATATATTTGTCTAAACATTTAATTTTTACGCTATGAAGAATTTATTAAAATCGTTGGCATCATTCCAACAAGAAGTGCCTGTAATCCACAAGGCAACACAAGGCTATGGCTATTCTTACGCTGACTTGCCTAAAATCTTTGAAGTAATTAATCCGCTGCTTAAAAAACACGGACTTGGCTTTACTCAAACTCTACACACAAAGGATGATGTGAACTACATTGCTACAATGGTATTCCACGTAGAGACTGGAGAACACATCGAAAGCTCAATAGCTATTCCTTACGTTCAGTTGAAAGGTATGAATGACTTTCAATCGTTTGGTTCGGGTGTAACCTACTACCGCAGATATGCACTCAGCTCTGCTCTTGCTTTAGTGACGGACAAAGACACGGATGCATCAGGAGAACAAGAAAAGAAAGAAAAGAAACTACCTGCCATTGACCAAAAGCGATTTGCAGCAGCAGTACAAGCCATTGCAAAAGGCGAATACACTCGTGAAAAGCTGGAATCATCGTTTGCTTTAACGGAAGGTCAAACGGATATGCTTAACGCACTATGAAGGCTCTCAAAATTAGGTGTTCAGCTATCGGGAAACTGATGGCTACACCTCGCTCTAAAAGTGAGTTCTTGTCTCAGACGGCAAAGACTTACATTCACGAGTTAGTGTTAGAACATAAATACGGCATTAAAAAAGAGTTTAGCTCACGTTACACGGACAAAGGAATCCAAGTTGAAGATGATGCTATCTTGTTAGTCAATGATGTCTTAAACGTAAAGTTTATTTACAAGAATGAGGAGCATTTTACAAACGATTGGATAACTGGCACACCTGACGTAAACACGGAGGATGTATTGTTAGACGTTAAAAGCTCTTGGGATGCTACTACCTTTCCGTTTTTTGAAACCGAAATTCCTAACAAGGACTATTTTTACCAACTTCAAGGATATATGTGGCTAACAGGTAAACAACAGTCAATGCTTTGTTACTGCCTTGTTGATACTCCTATTGAAATGGTAGAAGACGAAATCAGGCGAGCGCATTGGAAACTGCACAAGATTGACGAGGATTTACATTTGCGTGAAGAGGTAGAGACTAAACATCAGTTTTCACACATACCTAAGAACCGAAGAGTCAAAGTATTTTATGTACAAAAAGACGAACAAGTAATTGAGCAGATAAAAGAAAAGATAGAACTTGCTCGTGAGTATTACAACGCACTAATTCAAATGCTATGAACCAAGAAGTAACCGACAAAATAGTTTTATCCGTAATGGCAAAGTATGCTGAACGCTCTGCAACTGGGCTAAAGAAATACGGAACTACATTAGACCGAGAAGACCTAACTCTTGATCAATGGATAAACCATTTGCTTGAGGAGTTGATGGATGCCACGCTTTATTTGAGCCGTATTAAGAAAGAGATTGAGCTGCATTATGTCAAAGGTTTTTCAGATGGCTACCGAGAAGCAAGTAAAACACGAACTAAATCAGAATAATATGAAACAAAAAGAATATAAACCAACCCGCCAAGAAAAAAGCAGAAGCGAAATGGCTGCTATTGGCACAATGATACTGGTAACAGTAATCGCAATTATTTTAGTAATCAATTTAATTTTTAACATATAATGGAAAACAAAACAAACACAGGAGCAATCTTTAAGAACACGAACAAGAGAATGGACAACCACCCAGACTACAAAGGAAAGGTAAACGTAAACGGTAAAGAGATGGAAGTTGCTCTATGGATAAAAGAAGGCAAAGCTGGCAAGTTCTTTTCAGCATCATTTAGCGAGCCGTATGTAGCTTCTACTGAAGAGCGCAGACCTGTTGGAGATAGTATTGACGATGACCTTCCTTTTTGATGTACATAGACGATGACACACTCCGAAAACAACTGCATAGGATACTGCTTGTAAAAACACGAAACCAAATAGTCCAAGACATAAAAGCCAAAGGACTAAAGATGCACCAGTTTCAGTTAAACAACTTCCTTCAGCGAAAAGACGTAACCTTATCAACCTTACACAAGATAGATAACTACGTTTCACGAGAAATTTACTTAAACAATTTAGAGCCACTTTAACAGGTGGCTTTTTTAATTTATTTGCGTGATTAGAATTTAATCCTATATTTGTTTAGAATTTAATCAAATGGATGCACTTAAAATATTAGCAGACCACCACAAAGAATGGGTTAAGATAGTTCGTTCATTTGGAGAGTATGACCTTGCAGAAGACGTTGTACAGGATGTTTACCTAAGAATTGTCAAGTACAATTACGAGGAGAAGATACTTAAAGACGGAAGACCAAACATTGCTTTAATGTGGATGATGCTTCGCAACCGAGCATTTGAAATAAACAAAACTGGTAGTGTTCAGTTTTTATCATTAGACGAAGTAAGAGGAGTGGCAGACGAAGACTCAGAGTTAGAAAAACACGAAGCCTTAGAAAGAATACACCAAAAAATAAACGAAGAGATGGACAACTGGCATTGGTATGATTCAATGTTATTTAAAGTTTACAAGGAAGGCAACGCATCAATGAGAGACATAGCTAAAGACTCAGGCATCTCACTCACTTCGATATTTAACACGCTAAAGAACTGCAAGGAACGATTAAAAGATGAGGTAGGCGAGGACTACGAAGATTACAGTAATAACGATTTTGATTTAATATAACTAAAATGGCAACAAAGAAAAAAGCACAAGGGTTAGGAGATACCATAGATCAAATAACCGAAGTAACAGGAATTAAGAAGCTCGTTAACTTTATAGCAGGAGAGGACTGCGGATGCGAAGAGCGTAAGCAAAAACTCAATGAGTGGTTTCCATACCGCAAACCCGAATGTCTAACTGAAGAGGAGTACAACTGGCTTACGGAAACACGAATCCTTGAAAGAGAAACATTCAAACCAACCGAAGTAACACAAGTAAAAGAAATCTATTCAAGAATAATGAAAGTACGTTTAGAGCCATCCTCTTGCGCTTCTTGTTTTAGAGAGATAGTATTTAACCTAAGAAAGATTTATCAAGCATACGAATCATAATATGAAAGTAGATAAAGTTAAAATCAGCGAGGTAAAGACGAACCCAAAGAATCCACGTTTAATCAAAGACGATAAGTTTAAAAAGTTAGTCAAGTCAATACAGGAGTTTCCTCAGATGCTAGAGCTACGCCCTATCGTAGTAGATGAGAACAACATCGTGCTTGGTGGCAATATGCGTTTAAAAGCGTGTAAGGAAGCAGGTATGAAAGAAG